AGAAAGTCTCCCAATTCAAAATACTTGTAACCCGCAAACTTGTTGTGACCTGACTTGGTCAACTCTCGTGACTGCAAGGCAACTCGTGCCTCTGACAGTTTTTTAAACACCTTCATCTTCTTGCTCCTTTAACGTGGATTGATACTGACTACACCATTGCGATACACCACAGAAATTTCCTGTGCAACGTATCGCCTCACCTTTGCGGATTTCTATGAATCCTTTTGCGGTTGGTGGCAAGGTTGCCAACAACTCTTTTGCCTCTTCCTCTGTATCGAGTAAACGAATGGCAGTCTTGCGACCTTCCTTCTTTACTGCATACTTAGTTTCACGAACCCATCGTTCCTCTTCAGAGCACAATGGCAACTCCTCTTCCCAATCGGCTTGCACCTTGGATGCACGATGCATCTCGACACGCTCTTTGATGAACGCCTCTGTTCTATCGAACGTCCACATAGGAATGTCAATGACTTGAATAGGTGCTTGGGGATAGGACTCTTTGTTCATTGCATCTCTGCGTGACCAATCACGAATGAGTGCACAAATCTTTAAGCCCTTAACTGGTCTGCGCTTGACACGCTCAACCAAATACTTGTAGATGTTTTGTTGTTGTTCCCACTCAGGCTTGTCGTTCATCAACGCCCATGCTGATGTGAATTTGTAGTCGGTGATGGTGATGCCATCCTCTTCATCTTTTTGCAAATCAATTGCGCCCGACAACATGATGTCATCGATGCTAACTGACAGGCGTTCCTCGTTGGTGTGACCCGCTATCTCAGAACGTTCTGCTACCACATGCAAGGCAGTACCCATGAGCATCCACAACATGTCTGCCACGTCTTGCTCTATCTCTTCATGGTGCTTACGTCTAAGGCGTTGTATTCTTGGTGGTGAAATGATTTCGGTTACTGAGTAGTCGCTCTTACCCTTGGAATAAAAGTCTCTCGATGCAAGTGCCACAAGTGTCTCAGGCACGTTAAACTTGTTAGTGATTTTCATCTAGCCTCCTGTTAATGAACCTCTATGCTAATACAACTTGGAACACTATGCAAGCACTATCACTAAAAATATTTGGAGAACCTTGTTCCAAGGCAAACAGTCGGAGGATTGTGAAGTTTGGAAACAAGATTGCATCCATCAAGTCGGACAAAGCGTTGTTGTATGCATCAGCGTTTAAACGTCAATGCAATGTACCTGCTTCCCAGAAATTTTCATGCGATGTGGTGGTAACGATTCGTATATGGTACGCATCCCGCAGACCTGACCTCGATGAAAGTTTGATACTTGACCTACTACAAGACGTGACCTATGAGAACGACAGGCAAGTCAAAGAGAAACATATTTACTGGATGGGGGTTGACAAAGAGAACCCACGTTGCGAGATAGAAGTTACGGAGCGGAAATAAAAAAAGCCACTCGGTTTTAATGAGTGGCTTTCCGACCTACTGGTCTGTTATCAGGAGGCTTAATCTAGATAAGTGCATATATGATACATCAGAGAACGTTCCCTTTGCAAACTTTTTTTGTTGTTGCATAATTTAATTTCTGCTCTGTCCTCCGACAAGGCGGTTGCCTCTCCATCACGTGGAGTTCAAAGGGAGTGTTTAAACGCACTCCCTTTTTTTTAAGCCGGTTAAAACTTGCCGCCGGGCGCTTTTTCACAACGTTTAAACATCCTAAGTTACGCTGCGTAAAAAATATTTATACGATTAAGCCAAACCCCTATTGCGCTCATCGCTAAAAAAGAATTAACATGATGACTCGCCTCTTGTTTGTCGATGCAAAACGGCACGGACAAGGGGCTTAATTGTCGGTAGTGTGGTTAGTGCGTTAGATACCGAAAAGGGAAGGCGAAGATAGAGTCCCTCGCACGAAAAGTCTGTCGGGTCGTACCGAAGCCATTGGGCGTAAGTGCGTGAAGGCAGACCAGTTTAAGGCTAGGTCTGCCCTCTCCAAAGGGCAGAAGATACGATGAGTATCTAAATACTATGAGTGACTATGGCAACTAAAGACAAAAGAGATTGGAAAAAAGAATATCAAACCCAACTCAAAAGGGGTGACGATAAGGGGCAACTAGAACGTCAGAAAGCAAGACGTTTATACGATAAGAAAGGCATAGAAAGAACAGGCAAAAACATAGACCACATTACACCTATAAAAACTGGTGGCAAGACCACTACAGGCAACCTCAGATTGCGCTCACCAAGAGCCAACAAATCTGACAATAAAAAATAATTTTCGTAGGAGGCTTAATTGAATGCAGTCGCTGAACTGATTGATACGCTATACATTGATGACACGCAACGTGTCGTTTGTCCCATGTGTTCGCCCGAACGCAAGAAATTCAAACTCAAAGAACTCAAGATAGACCGCAAGCCCGAAGGCTTGGTGTACCTCTGCCATCATTGCGGAGTGTCGGGTCTCGTCCCAAACAAAAAAACCCATCAACCGACATACCGCAAGGAGCAGAATGTGATTCCCTTAAAGCAACCCCCCGCCATCACCAAACTACAACCACAACACTACAGTTTTCTGAAGACACGTGGTATTTCGGAGAGGGTTGCAGATGAGATGAAATTGTTTCCTGCCCAGAAATACTTTGCTCGTTTAAACAAGGAGACCGAAGCGATTGGCTTCCCGTATTTTCGAGGTGGAGTCTATGTTTCTGCCAAGTACCGCTCGATTGAATCGAAGGACTTTACGCAAGATGCGGGTGGGGCGCATGACTTCTTTGGCATTGACCACATCGACCAAACACTACCAGTAGTGATTGTTGAGGGTGAGATAGATGCCTTGACTTTGATGGAGTGCGGTTTAAAGAACGTCCTGTCAGTACCAAGTGGTGCTCCCATGAAGGTCACCGATGGCAAGATTGACGCAAGCGAAGACAAGCGATTTACTTTTGTTTGGAACGCCTTTGACATGTTGAAGAACGTGCCATACGTGACGATTGCAACCGACACAGATTCAGCGGGACAGGCGTTAGCGGAAGAACTGGCAAGGCGTATTGGCAAAGACAAATGTCGTATCGCCAAGTTTGATTACAAGGACTTGAACGAAGTTTTCTTGGCTGAAGGTGCAGACTTAGTTAAACAAATTATTGACTCAGCCGAGCCGTATCCAGTAGCGGGCTTGTCGTCCGCCAGCAAGTTTGAGGAGCGTTTAAACGACCTATGGGGTAAGGGCACAGGGAAAGGGACGAGCACAGGTTACTCGAACGTTGACCAAATTTACACAGTAGCCCAAGGACAACTGACCATCGTCACAGGTTATCCGTCTTGCGGTAAGTCGAACTTTGTAGACCAACTGATGGTCAACCTTGGCAAAGCCCATGATTGGAAGTTTGCTATCTGTTCATTTGAGAACCAACCTGAGATACACATCTCACGCCTGATGGAGATTTACAAAGAGAAAAGATTCTTTGAAGGCAACAACCGCATGACCCAAGACGAAAAGGATGAGGCGTTTAAATGGGTAGAGAACCATTTTCTGTTTCTAGATTCCGAAGGCGCAGAACCCTCATCAATTGAATCAATCCTTGAACGTGCAAGAGTAGCAGTAGCAAGAACAGGCATACGTGGTTTAGTCGTTGACCCATACAACTACATTGAAAACAAATCGGGCATGGCAGAGCACGAATTCATCTCATCGATGTTGACACGCATGCAAGCGTTTGCAAAGGCGTATGGGGTGCATATATGGTTTGTGGCTCACCCAAGCAAAATAACCCGCTCAAACATGGATTTACCACGTCCTGATGGCATGGCTATCTCAGGTTCGATGGCGTGGTGGGCGAAGGCTGATTGCGGACTGACCATTCACCGAACCAAATCGAATGACGTTGAACTGGCGGTTTGGAAGTGTCGCTATCGTTGGATTGGAACTCAGGGCGAAACAACCCTTGGGTACAACAAAACAACTGGTACGTACTTTGAAAACACCGATGCGTTTTGACCAACTGCTGTGTTTTGCTTCTCTGTTGTATCAACCAGTCGGGCGTTTAAACGCAGAGCCATGACTTCCTGCTTTTAAAAATTTAGGGCAAAAAAAATCCCCCCAAGGCGCAAACCAAGGGGGGAGGAACTAGTGTCAATTCTCATTTCGTTCTTTAATCTCACGCTCAATAATCTCTTGGAATAACTTCCATCGTGATGACTTGTGTTTGCCTCCATGCTTGGGGGCTTTGTTTAACGCCTTGACAACTGGGTTGATAGGTTTAACTTTCATAATGCATCCTTAGTTTGATGTTTCCATTCGTGCATCGGGATGGTGTGTGCGATGTCAATCGCATCGAGCGGACATCGAGCGTATATCTCAACGCTCAACTTTTTGTCAGCAATGGTTTGCTCAACCACGTGCATGACCCGCTCTTGCATGTCTGACTGTCGAGTGTTCGAGTGCTTGGTGTAGGCAATCATTTGTTAGCCTCGAACTCCCACTCGTCCATACAGAAGTCAAGGTCACGCAAGTCGGGGGTATCGGTGCGCTCTTCAACTGTGCCATCGCTCCACGTCACCAGTACGCACCAACGCCTGATTGTTTTGCGTGGTGTGTTTATCAACTTGTGGAACAACTCGTTGTCACGTTCAACGTAGCGCAACGCACTCTTGTCTTCATCGTCAAGGTCATCAACGCATGCTTGCATGTCAGCGATTGCCTCTGCCCATGTATCGAACCCATTGCCATCTCGATACTCACGAATCGTGTCACGTGCTGATTCGTCTGTGTGGTAGTAAAGTGTGCTCATGTTTAAACGCCCTCCGAATATTTAATGCTGATGTGGTGAAGTAACGCATCGAGGTCAGTCGAGATTGAACTCTCGATGACCACGCCCGATACGCTATAGACAATGAGCATCCATCCGTTGTCTGCTCTGAGCAATTCAATCTTGTTCATACTGTCACCTCCACGTCTATGTCTAGTTCCAAAAAGAAGTCTTCAATCGAAACCCACTCAGTATCAGAACCTCGTGGTATTTGTTTGCTGACCTCACGTTTAAACGCCTGTGCCTCATCGTTGTTGGTAAACAATTTAAGGTTGGTCTTGCCGTCATCGCCTGTGTTGTTTTCATTAACAGACTTGACGAGAAAAACTTGGACGATGCGTTTCATAAAATCTCCTTGAGTAAGTGTTGAGAAAGAACCACGACTGCTTGAGCGTAGGTGTCGAACGTGTTGTCACCATTAGGCGAGTGCACGTACTGGTCATCACCCTCCTCTGTTTGGTACTCAACCATGTAGCCGTTGCTCGTGCTGATGATGGTGAACGATGAGATGATTTCTTCTTTGTACATTTAAACGCCCTCCTTGAGATTGAACGTACCGCAAACCAAACACGTGCTTTTGTAGTGAGGTGTGTCATCTTCACATGGTGTGCAACGATGCCAACTGTCATGCCACAACGTGCCGTCATTGACTGCGTCATAGACACCGCTCTGACCTTGCTCCTCGTATATCTCCAATGCAGTCTGATAGTTAACTTGCTCACCAATTGCCTCAACAAACTCGATGGCGTTGTCAAGACAGTCACCAACTGTGAACTCTGAACCATCGTTGTCTTTCGATTGGTTGAGAATCTTTTTTGATAGCACGTTGCGTACATCACGCAAATCAAAAAGTGCGTCTGATACTTTTTCTAAATTCATAAAGCCTCCAAAAATTAATGAACGATTTCACTTGATGGGTCTGACTCATCGTAGATACGAGAGACAGTCATCACGATGTATGCAAGGAGTGATGCGGGTTCGATACCCCCCATCACCCCCGCCCTTGCAAGCAACATAGTCAATGCGGGAATGACAATCTCCATCTCTTTGCCATTCAACGTATCGCCCATGTTGCTCACCAGTTTGTCAAACTCCTCAACAGTCTTCATTGCAACTCCTTGAGGATTTTGTTAAACGATGCTGATGCCAAGCCATTGATGTCTGCAACGTTCTCGCTTGAGCGAAAGCATTCCTTAACACTCGTGTGCCCGATACCGATTGCAATAATCTTGACGTTGAGTCTGTCGGCAAGACTTTGCAGATGAGCCATGTGCTTTTGGTTGTAGCCGTCAGCATCGGTGAGCAAGAACAAAATCTTGCGTTGCTCTTGACGAGTAGCCAAGTCTTCAATCGTGATACTCAGCGATGAGTAATCAGGCGTTGCAGACCTAGCCCATTGATGAATCGAACCCAACTTAGCAGATGCTTTCTGAATCGATTCTTTCCACGTCTTGAACGGCACGAACGTAGGTTGCTCGTACTTGATGTGGATGTTGCCAACTGCACCAGTAGCATCACGATGGACAGTCTCAGCACCGCCATAAAACCCTGTGACGTTGAACGATACGTTTGCCTTGTCCAGTATGCGAGACAACTGGATTGCCAACGCCTCCGCAGTACCGATGCGATTGTCAGAATTCATAGAACCCGAACAGTCGATGAGTATCGATACCGCTGATGCCTCTGCCTCAACGTGAACACGTTTGGCAAACACCGCAGTACTGCCACAGGCAAAGCGTGTAAACGCCTTGCGGTCTAAACGTCCTGACTCCTCGTGTGTGTTCCAACCGACTAAGTCGAGTGAACGCAAGAGGCGCAAGATGTTGGCACGAGTAGCACCAAGGTTGCTTGCCTGATGGTTGTACTGGAATGAATAGTTACGCTCTGCGTCTGCTTTGATTACGTACATGATTTACCCCCAATGAAATGTTGCGTATACAGGCTTGCCTACCGATGGTCTGCTCTTGCCCTCGTCTGCTTTCGATGAGTGATTGCTCAACTCGTCTTTGATGAAGTCGCTTGGTTCTACCTCACGCCCTCCATCGAATGAGGTATCGCTCTTGCCCTCACCCTTACCATCACCCTCGCCATCTTGCGGTTGACCATCGCCTTGCTCATCGCTTGGCTGACCATCTTGGCTATCGCTTGGCTTGTCACCCTTGCCGTTCTCAGAACCCCCCTGAGACTCGTCAGAATCGTCTGTAGAGGGCGATTGACCATCAGCCTCACCCTCACCCTCACCCGCATCGTTCGCATCGTCTGAGGGGTTGCCGTCTGACTGCTCACCATCACCGCCTTGAGGCTTGTCAGGTTGACCCTGACCTTTCTCTTTTTCCTTTTGCTTTTCTTCTTGCTCTTGCTCCTTGATACGAGCGAACAATTCGATGGCAATCTTGGTGATGGTTGCGGTATCACGTGCAGACTGTGCACGTTTCAATGCCCACTTGATGTGCTTTGCCCAAGGTGACTTGCTGACGATGGATGCAACGCCAATCGAGTAGCCGTTTAAACGTCTTCCCTCAACTGCAAGAACGAAAGGGATGTTGCGTTTGTCGAGCGGGTCAACGTACCCATCCTTGGCGAGTATCGAATTGATGAGGTTCTCAAACAAGACACGAGCATTGGGTGCACGTTCTGATTCGATGACCTTACGTTCGATGCGTGGGTCTTCTAATCCATTGATGAGTGAACTCACGAATGAACCATGCTTTGCACGTGCTCTGTCCCAAGGTGCGTTGTCGGTATACCAAGCATGACCCAACTCGTGCAAGGCGTAGCCGATGAGGTTGTTGAACGTGGCTTGCGGGATGTTTGATTTCTCATCGATAGATGGAAACAAAATCTTTGCATTGACACGTCTGTTGGTGCGGTCAAAAATAATTCCCGCAGTCTTGCCTGTCCAAAGAATCTCAAGCGAACCGAACTCGTCACCGCTTGCATTGAACACACGCTCTGAAGTAGTGGCAACGCCACGCTTAACATCGATGCCTAACATAGCACCTCCTTATTGTTTGGTTAAGAAAGATTTCAACGACTGAACATCAATCGTTGCAGAGAACACACCACGCAACTCAGCCTCGCAGTCAGCGGGAAACTTGTTGACGATGGCGTTGTCGAAAGCGATTGCAACTGGCACACCCTTTTGAATCGCACGTGCCCAAGCGAACAACTGACGCAACGATGGGGGCTGAGTCAAGATACCCGCTCTTGCTTTCTCACGTGCGGTATTGGCGAACTTGACAAGCGTCACGCTTGCATCGTGCGACAGACCAGTACGCTTGCAGATGAGCGATACCTCTTCATCGTGTGGCAAGTAGTCGAACCGCAGAGTGAACGAGAACCTATCCAAGAACGCAGTATTTTGGTCACGCACACCCGCAAAGTTACCCGATGTATCACCATGACCATTCGAGTTATCAGCACCGAAGAACACGACATGCGATGCGACAGGAATGCGAACGCCTGTCTCAGCGATGACGATTGAACGATGAGGCGAACGCTCACACAATGCATGCAGTACTGCGAGGTTCTGTGCACGAGCGAAACCAATCTCGTCAAGCAGAATGATTGCGCCTGTGTGTTGGATTGCCTGAGTGATGACACCCTCTTTCCAAACCACGTTGCCGTTCTGAATCGTGTTGCCCCCGATGAACTCAGCACGTTCGATTGCCTCGTCAAAATTCACACGAAACAATCTGCGTCCAAGGCGTGATGCAACTTGTGCAACGAACTCGCTCTTGCCTGTACCACGCTCACCCGCAAGCCACACGTTGTCAGGCAGAGGGTCATCGAGTGCGATGAGTGACTGATGCAAGTGTTGAGGGTTGAAGATGTAGTCATCGACACGAGCGGGTGCGTCAGCATCAGCCCACACCTCAATCTCAAGAGCAGAGAAGTCAACCGCTTGACCATCGTGCTCGTACTTGCACACGTCACCGAAGATTTCACGAGCAGTCTTACGTTCGCACTTGGGCAATGCGTTGGCGATGGTGACAACCTCTTCACGAGGCGTGACCTTGCGGAAAGACTCAAACAAGTCTGAGACCTGAGTGCGAATGACCGACTCGACTTTGCCGTAGTCCACGCCTTGAATCGATGTGACTGCGTTGTTTAAACGAGTCTGCAACTCGTTGAACTTCTGCTCGTTCGCAGTCTGTTGCTTGAGGTTCGCATCGAGTAACTCGTTCGCAACTTCACGAACACGAGTCACGCCCTCGACTGCCTTGGCAATGTCGGTTTGCGTCTGCAAGATTTTTGACCGCACGTCATCGTCCACACGTGCATTGGTTGCGAGTGACGATGCCTGTGATGGCACAGTAGTCTCGACTTCAGACAGAGTGACAACGCCTGTGTCGATGAGGTCACGAACTGCCCTGAGTGCCTCAACCTTGGTGATGTGAAATTTCTGCCCCCTGTTGGTGAGAACTGTGTTCAGCACAGGCAGAGAAAGTTTAGACAGGGCGAGAGAGATAGTGTTACTCATGGTTAAGCCTCCTTGAGATGATTAAAGAACGAAAGTATTGCCATCACTTGGACATGTCGGCAGACCTTGGTCAGCCCACTTGGTTGTCAAGCGAATTGTGTAACCGCACGATGGGCACGTGGCTTTGAGCATGCGGGTTGACTGAACCTTGCGGTCAGCATGGACGTTTAAACGAGCATGTGGGTACTCGCCCAACGATGACACAAGCGAACTGAACTCAGAGCGAAAGCGGTCACCAATCTTGGTTTGAGATGGGATGCCCTCCAATTGCAGTTTGCGAACGAGTCGAGGGAAACGCCCACGATGACCATCGCCATCGGTTGCAGAGTGAGCCAACTCGTGGACGAGGATGCCGAACACCTCGAAAGGGTCAGCCTCCACAGGCGAGATAAGAATCTCGTCAGTACCATCGGACGATGCTCTCGCTGAGTGGTGCTCACCGATAGCACGATTGAGCGAACGAGCATGGCGGGATGGAAACCCACAAGTAACACGAATCTTTGCGGGTAGCGGGTAGCCTAGCGCATCGAATACAGGACGCAATTCGTCTGTGGCTTGCGTCAGCCATTCTTCACGTGATGTCATTTAAAAATGCCTCCTAAGTTTGACAAAATAAATTCACGCCCGACACATTCACCAAGGTGACGTGTGCCGTCAGCGTAAACATAAGACTCACCGCAACCGCCTGTCCAATCGAGAATGAACACGAACAGAAAGAGAACGAACACGATGAGGGAAAGAACAACAACAAAAGACTCGAACAGTTTTTTCAAGATGTCTCCTTAATTTGATGATGGGTAGTCGATGAGACCACGCTCGATGAGAGCGGTAGCGGTACGTCCGAACCAACCTTGCAACTTCCAAGCAAGACCAGTATTGACCAACTCTTGCCACGCTTGGAGGTATTGCTCCTCCGAATCGCACTCGACAAAACCCTCTGCGATACCTACTGCGTTGAATGAATCCATAGTGAAAAGCCTCCTAAAAAAATTGATGGTCACCGAATGGTGATTGCATCCTATTGCACACGCTGAAAGCATATGCAACGAGATGGAATCTCGTCACCCTTATTCACGAGGGTGATGCATGGAGTCAGAGCCTTGCGCCTACTGCGAAGAGTAGCGGACTGTCTTTGCTTGCCCCCTGTGTGTGTAAGTGGTAGGCGTGAGTGAGACTTGTCTGCGTAGGTGTCTGACGTAGTCAACTGGGCTGATGTCTCTCTGTCTGTCCCCTGTATGTGTAGGTGGGTGACACGTTGAGAGCCTGTACCAATCGGGCTTTCTTGCTCGCACTAGAGAGGTTGCGAATCTCTCATCAAAGCGGTCTGCGTTGTTCGATGCAAGCACCGAACGAGAACCAATAATAGCACGTGTTTAAACAGACGTGTAAATTCTTTTGTTGCAATGACCCTACAACTTAGTCGGGATTAAATGCGATGAGTACTTTTATCTATGGTGACCGATTTAAAGGGTCTACAAGCGCCTATCGGGGGTGCAAGCACCTACCCCCTTGACGTGCTTGCATTCGTTCGTTATACGAGGTTTGAAGTATTTTGTTTTCAATAAGTTATCCACAATTTTGTGAACAACTTTGACTTATCCACAGGCATGGGATAACTCGTACTGGATGTTTAAACAGGCAGACTTTGATTTGCACACCCAAGGGTGAGCAATTCAAACGAGCGAGGTTTAAACGCTGAGACTAGAGGCTCACCGCATGAGCCTGTCGTTTTCAAAAGCGGGTCATCAGCGTAGCGGAATGGTCAGGCGTTGTAGGGTAGTGATAGAGCGATGAGTGACGTTGACGTGGTGATGTTGCGAACAGTCTACGAACAGAGCACGAACCTTGTTGACAGTCTCTGTTTAAACGTCAACCATATGAGGCGAAGTGGTCATGGAGTGACTACAGACATTCAACGCACTAAGGGGATTTAAACCATGCAAAAGAGCAAGACACACAACGCAAGCACTCAGAGCGAGAACGATGCAAGCACAGAGCAAGCGGGGGCTTATGTCGAAGACATGCGGTCAGCCGTTGCTCAAGTAGAGATAAAGACAAAGAAGAATGGACTACCAAGAGGCGTACACAGAGAAGAGACTACAGACAGTCAAGGCAGAGACAAGAGACTGACTGCAAAGATGCAAGCATTCGCATCGAATATCGTTCAAGGTCTCTCACCCAACGATGCGTATCGAAGAGCATATGACTGCTCGAATATGGGTGAGGCATCAATCGTCAGCGAGGCGAACCGACTTTTGAAAGACCCACGAATCAGTTTATTACTGGAGTCCTTTTGGAAGACCCTCAAAGAAAACGTCATCGCTGACCATCAAGCCACACGCAGACACATCATGTCGGAACTGTTCAACCATGCTGAGAGAGCGAACGAACGAACGAGTGACAAACTGAAAGCGCTCGAACTGATGGGCAGAGCGATAGGCATGTTCACCGACAAAGTAGAGAGCAAGACAGAAGAGGTCAACGTGGACTCACTCAAGAAAGAACTGGAGTCATCACTTGAACTGCTCAAGTCAAGCAAGAGCAAACCACTACTGAATTGAAATCGTGATGCGTATGTGCGAACAGTTTAAACAGGGTACGGCATGTGCGATGCGTGATGTGCGTGACCCACTACCTGCCCACCCGCCATATGCGAACGTGCTCACCCGCCCACGTATACGCTCGATTTCCCACATCCCATCAGTATTCCCTATACTAAGCGAACGTTCTGATATACTGAAACACCCCCCTTGTGTTTTTAAATCGGTAGGGGTAGGGGGTATATATTTTTTGCAGGAGGTTTCACGTGAAACAACTTAATGGATTTCAGTGGGGTGTTATCAATGGTCTGGGGTGGATGGCTGTTCTTACTGACGGTTGGATACTCCATGTGCACTGGTTGGCACTCATAGGGTTCGTGGCGTTAATCTATTCTTTATGGAGGATGTATGAAGACACCAGAGGATGAAGAGTTTGAACGGATAGAGCGGGAACAAGCAATGTATGAAGTGCAAAGGCTTGGTCAAGAGATTGAACAAAATCATATAGCGTACGTTCCTATGACGGACTACGAACGTCTTGAGAAGAAACTTACAGAGGCGTTATTTGAGGTGGAGAGTATCAAGGGGCGTATAGACTTGGTAGAGAAGGAAACGGGAGAAAGAGAACGCATAGCAGTTCTGGAAACAATTGAAGCCTTGTATGACTCTGAAGCACCTAACTACATGTTCCAAGATGGTTATAACCTAGCCCTTGACCATATAGAAGAATTTGTTAAGGGTAGAAGTAAAAGGAGCCAAACATGACACCAGAATACACATTTGCCCCATCTCCTAAACCCGTTGGGCGTTGGGTTCTGTATCCACAGGCAACGCCATACATATCCTTTACGGTGTATCACAAGCCCACCGATGAACAGATAAAAAACACAGAGCAACTACTTGGCTGGAAATGGGAGGACGCATGACACAAGATGAAATCATTGAGATGGCTACAAAAGTTTATGGTGAATGTGATTGGCTTTTTTATATGGGCAATAAACCGATAAGGAGAAGAACACATGACACAAGATGAAGAAATTAAACGCCAAAACGAAAAGATTGAGTTCCTTGCCCGAACCAATATGCTGTACAGCGATTGGGAGCATCGTGATACGCAAGTCACAAGCCAGTTAATCCGCAAAGGTATTGAGGAGGCTAAGATAAATGCAGAGTTGCGAGCAGAGATTGAACGCCTTAAAGAAGTGAGTTGGGGTGTTGATTGGGGCAAAGCAGGGGACACACCTTGCGCCACCATTGTCAGACGTTTACTTAATGGTGGGATTGAAGTACTTGCCGTGGAATATGCGCCTTACACACTCAAGGAGAAGAACACATGAAAGAAAAGGATTGGATTATTGCCAGACTACTCTACGCCCTGTATGCAGAAGGTAGGAACGCTGACAACACTGATGCTATGAGAGCCTCCAATTGGTTTATAAATAACCACGGAACATCGCAGTTGCTAGATGCCTACTCCCAGATTTCAAAAGAAGGGCGTAAGATTTACGAGCCGTATTGGGTAGACAAAGACAAGTGGTCTAAATAGGTTTAAAATCGTTCTGCCATTGGGGGTGCACTAGCGAAGCACAGCCCGACAAGGGAAGGTAACTGGGTGCAAATCCCAGACAATGGCTCCATCACGCATGGGGATTGAGCGTCTTAATGCTGGCTCTTGTCGCCCAGCCTTGCAATCTCCATTCGTGTTGGTATACATGTTTGCAATGTCATGTATAAAAAACATTAATTTTTATACATAACAACTCCTTGAACGTTTAAACAATGTTCGTGTACAATACGGTAACGTTACCTATTTGTTCGGAGTGGAAAGTGAACCTCAAGTTAATTCAAATTGCCCAAGACTGCGAGTCTTTGTCGGTTAATGAAGCCAAGGTTCTTATCCAACATCTCAAGACACTCATTGATGCGGAAGAACTTTCTTCCATAACAAACGTGTTTGGGTGGCGTAAACGAGAAATCGCTGAACGCATTGCACGAGAGGAGTATCAGAATGACTGAGAAACAGAAGTTGGTCTACGACTTTATCCAAGCCTTTATCAAGATGAAGGGCTTCTCCCCTTCCTACTCCGAGATTGCCCAAGGTCTGGGCATGCGCTCCAAATCAAACATCCACCGACATATCCACTCCCTAAAAGAGCGGGGGCTACTCCAGATTAAGCCCCATATGATTCGCTCCATGAAAGTGGTAGATAACTCAGTCAAACACGTAGTCAATCTGTGACCCTTCTGACCCAACAGGAAATCACGCAGTATCGAGAACTGTTGGATGTCCTGCCGCCAGACCACCCGAACGTTACCAAAATCAAGACACTCTTTAACGAGGACAAGAAGGAACGTTGCCGTAACAATTTCATCCCCTTTGTTAAGGAAATGTGGGCGGCATTCATACCGGGAAAGCACCACAAGGACATGGCAGAAGCCTTTGAGCGGGTAGCCGAAGGCAGTTTAAAGCGCCTCATCATCAATATGCCGCCTCGACACACCAAGTCTGAGTTCGCTTCTTACCTTCTTCCCGCTTGGTTTCTAGGTAAATTCCCTGAGAAAAAGATTATTGAGACCGCTCACACCGCAGAACTGGCGGTAGGTTTTGGTCGTAAGGTCAGGAACTTGGTCAATACGCCACCGTATCAGGCTATTTTCCCCACCAAGTTATCCACAGACTCCAAAGCCGCTGGGCGCTGGAACACCAACAAAGGCGGTGACTACTTCGCTATTGGTGTTGGGGGCGCTGTAACTGGTAAGGGCGCTGACCTTTTAATCATTGACGACCCACATTCCGAGCAAGAAGCCATGCAGGGAACTGCGGCAGTCTATGACCGAGTGTTTGAATGGTACAACTCTGGTCCTCGCCAGCGCTTGCAACCGGGAGGGGCAATCATTATCGTTATGACACGTTGGTCAAAGAAAGACCTGACGGGGCAGATTCTTGCGAACGCTGCCAAGAGGGATGGGGATGATTGGGAAGTGATTGAGTTTCCCGCTCTAATGCCTAGCGGTAAGCCACTCTGGCCCGAATTCTGGAGCGAAAAGGAACTTCATGCCATCAAAGCAGAACTCCCAGTTGGTAAATGGGAAGCCCAATACCAGCAAAACCCAACCTCCGAAGAGGGAGCCATCATCAAGCGAGATATGTGGAAAATCTGGGAAGAGGATACCCCGCCTCCTATCGAGTACACCATCCAATCTTGGGATACTGCTTTCGAGAAAAACAACCGAGCCGACTACTCAGCCTGTACCACATGGGGAATCTTCTACCTCCCAAATGAGAACGGAGAAAGCCGTGCCAATATTATTTTGCTCAATGCGGTCAAAGAGCGAATGGAATTCCCAGAACTAAAACGCAGGGCGTTTGACCAGTACAAAGAATGGGAACCAGATACCTGTATTGTGGAAAAACGAGCAGCGGGAGCGCCTTTGATTTATGAATTAAGGCAGATGGGAATTCCAGTAGAAGAGTACACACCAAGCAAAGGAAGTGATAAGATAGCCCGTGTAAACGCTGTTTCTGACTTGTTTTCATCAGGAATGGTGTGGTGTCCTGACACTCGCTGGGCTGATGAGGTCATGGAGGAGTGCGCCTCTTTTCCTAATGGCGACCATGACGACTTAGTAGACTCAACCAGTCAGGCTCTGTTAAGATTTCGCAAAGGTGGCTTTCTTCGTTTAAACAGTGACCGTGAAGACGATATTAAGCCATTTAAACGCAAAGTGGCGTACTACTAAGGATTCATATGTCGATAGAAAAAAGTCTATACCAAGCACCCCAAGGAATCGAAAGCCTTGACGAAGCACCCGATATTGAAATAGAAATTGAAGACCCAGAGTCAGTTCACATCAATATCGATGGTATGGAAATTGACATTGAAGGCTTGGATGAAGAGGGTTTTGACGACAACCTTGCAGAATATTTAAACGATGATGTAATTCAATCTATTGTTGAAGAACTCATTGGCGACTATGACGATGACGTATCGTCCCGCAGAGACTGGATGCAGACCTATGTTGATGGTCTAGAACTCCTTGGAATGAAGATTGAAGACCGCACCGACCCTTGGGCTGGGGCTTGCGGGGTATATCACCCATTACTATCCGAGGCGTTAGTTAAATTCCAAGCAGAAACCATTATGGAAATTCTGCCAGCCAGCGGACCAGTTAAGACTGAGATTGTTGGCAAAGAAACGCCAGAGAAAAAAGATGCGGCAATGCGTGTCCAAAACGACATGAATTACCAAATTACAGATGTGATGGTTGAGTACAGACCTGAGACTGAGCGCATGCTATGGGGCTTGGGTCTTGCTGGTAATGCTTTCAAGAAGGTTTATTACGACCCTAACATTGAACGCCCAGCCGCCATATTTTTACCCGCAGAGGACGTGGTTGTGCCTTATGGTGCTTCCAACCTAGAAAGTGCGGAGCGTGTAACACATGTTATGCGAAAAACAGAAAACGAGATTCGCAGACTCCAAGTTGCTGGCTTTTACCTAGATTGTGATTTAGGTGAACCTAACAACACAATGGACGAGGTGGAAAAGAAAATTGCTGAAAAGATGGGCTTTAGGGCTACTACCGATGACCGCTATAAGTTATTGGAGATGCACGTAAACCTTGATTTGGAAGGCTACGAACACAAGGGGAAAGATGGTGAACCTACTGGCATCGCTTTACCATACGTTGTTACGATTGAAAAAGGTAGCAGGAAGTGTCTTTCTATTCGCAGGAACTGGAAAGAAGACGACAAAACCTACCAAAAGAGAACTCATTTTGTCCATTATGGATACGTGCCGGGCTTTGGTTTTTATTGTTTTGGGCTTATCCATCTTGTCGGTGCTTTTGCTAAGTCTGGTACTTCTCTTATCAGGCAACTGGTTGACGCAGGAACTTTGTCAAACCTTCCCGGTGGCTTCAAAACACGGGGTCTGCGAGTCAAAGGTGACGATACACCAATAGCGCCAGCAGAATTCCGTGACGTGGACGTACCAAGCGGGACAATCAAAGACAACATAATGACGCTACCGTACAAGGAGCCAAGTCAAGTCTTAATGTCCTTGCTCAACCAAATCGTGGAAGAGGGGCGTAGATTCGCTGGAGCGGCTGACATCCAAATATCGGACATGTCTGCCAACTCCCCAGTGGGTACAACTCTGGCAATCCTTGAGCGAACCATGAAAGTAATGAGTGCGGTACAAGCCCGTATCCATTATTCGCTTAAACAAGAGTTGCGACTCCTCAAAGAAATCATTCGTGACTACACACCAGAGGAGTATCCATATGAACCTACGCAGGGTGATAGACAGGCTAAAAAGTCCGATTACGACATGGTGGATGTTATTCCCGTGTCGGACCCGAACGCTGCTACGCTATCGCAAAAAGTTGTTCAATACCAAGCGGTTATCCAGTTGGCGCAAACAGCGCCACAACTCTATGACCTAGCCTATTTGCACCGTCAAATGTTGGACGTTCTGGGTATTAAGAACGCAGAGAAGTTGGTCAAACTAGACGATGACGCACAACCGCTAGACCCAATCAGCGAGAACATGAATGCGGTTAACGGCAAACCAATGAAGGCGTTTATCTACCAAGACCACGATGCCCATATTGCAGCGCACCAAGCATTTATGACTGACCCTGTGGTGACTAAGACCATAGGACAAAACCCACAAGCCAATCAAATCATGGCGGCTCTTCAAGCGCACATGGCTGAACACTTGGGATTCCAGTACCGTTCGCAAATTGAAAAACAACTGGGCGTTGCTCTGCCAGAGCCAGACAAGCCACTTCCTCCTGTTATCGAGGTTCAACTTTCTCGCTTGGTTGCCACGGCAAGCCAGCAATTGTTGGAAATCCACAAGGGCGAAGCAGCACAACAGAAGGCTCAAGAGCAACAACAAGACCCGCTTATCCAGTTGCAACAGGCAGAACTGCAAGTCAAACAGCAAGATGCCCAGCGCAAAGCGCAAAAAGATGCAGCCGATTCCCAAGCGAAGATGGCTCAAATCGAGACCGAGCGTATGCGTATCCAGCAACAGGCTCAGTCCGAACAAACCAAGATTCAAGCAGAAGCAGAACGCCATGCCATTGAATCACAAGAAAAAATGGCTCTAGAAAAACTGCGCCTTGGCGTAGAGGTAGCCAAAGAAAATGCCAGAATTAATAAAGGCAACAGATGAACGACAAAATCCTAAAACTTCTATCTGAAAAGATAGATGACAAAGTGGCACAACTTCAAGAAGCCTTGGGTAGCGGAAGCGCCAAAGACTACGTGGAGTACAAAGCAATGGTTGGTGAGATAAAAGGTCTTCTTACTGCCCGTTTAAACATCCAAGACCTACAAAAAAACCTTGAGGAGTCTGATGACGACTGAAATCCTACTGGCTACCAATCCAGACAACCCCGTAATTATTGGTTCAATCAACAAAACTGTTGAAGAAAAAGCAAAACAACTTCCTCGCCCAAGCGGATACCACATTCTTTGTGCTATTCCTGAAGTCGATGAAGAAATGGATGGCAGTGAAGTCGGCATCATCAAAGCCGCTGAAACCATGCGCCATGAAGAAATGCTTACAACTGTCCTATTTGTAGTGGATTTAGGTCCAGATTGCTACAAAGACCCCGCCCGTTTCCCCTCTGGAGCGTGGTGTAAAAAGGGCGATTTTGTCCTAGTGCGTCCCAACTCAGGCTCACGTCTTGTCATTCATGGCAAAGACTTCCGCATGATTAATGATGACACTGTGGAAGGAACCGTGGACGACCCTAGAGGAATCAAACGCAAATAAGGAGCGTACAAAATGCCAGAATTTGAAAAGCCCGGTTTTAAATTTCCTGACGAGGGGACAGAAATTGTCGCCAGAGAAGGGGAAGAAAAGCCAGAAGTAAATATCGAAATCGAAATCGAGGACGATAGACCAGAACAAGACCGAGTAGACCCACTTCCTGAGAGTGTCAAGGAAGAACTCTACGAGGACGAACTAACCGACTATTCGGCAAAAGTTAAAAAGAAACTTTTGCAGATGAAAAAACTTGCTCACGATGAAAGACGTGATAAAGAACAGGCGTTTAGGGAGCAACAAGAGGCTCTATCGTTGGCTCAACGAGTGATGGAAGAGAATAAAAGACTCAAAAATCACCTCAATGAGAACGAAAAGAGTATCTTGCAGACTGTTACCAAGACCGTGCAAATGGAAATGGAACAGGCTAAACGAGAATATCGTGAAGCCCATGAGTCTGGCGATACGGAAAAAATGCTTGAGGCGCAGCAAAAGTTAACCGAAGTTTCCATGAAACAGGAAAAGGTTAAAAACTTTAAGCCAGCCCCTTTACAAGTAGAGAATCCTGTAGTACAAACAAGGCAAGAGGTGGTAGCACCACGTTCTGACCCAAGTGCGGTTGCTTGGCAACAAGAAAACACATGGTTTGGTCAAGATAAGTTGATGACAGGCATGGCGTTAGCCTTGCACGAACAACTTAAAGAAGAGGGCGTGGTATTATCATCACAAGAGTATTACAGACGCATTGATAATACAATGCGACAACGGTTCCCAGAGAAATTTGAGACCGACACAGAACCAAACGAGTCACCTCGTACACGCCCAAGCACGAACGTTGCACCAGCAACCCGTAGCACATCCCCCAAAAAGATTAGATTGACGCAATCTCAGATGGCGATTTCTAAGAAATTGGGACTTACCCCTGAACAATATGCACAAGCCGTGCTAAAAATGGAGTCTTAAAATGGCGACCAACAAAACAACCCGTGAACTTGAAACTCGTGCTTTAGTGGAGCGCCCCAAGCAGTGGATGCCCCCTGAACTCTTGCCAGAACCTGACAAGGAAGTCGGTTACAAGTACAGATGGATTCGTGTTTCTCTATTGAACAACGCTGACCCACGTAATATTTCCAAAGCAATGCGGGAAGGTTATGAGCCAGTAAAAGTAGAAGAGCAACCGAAGTTTAAACTGCTAATCGACCCCAATAGCCGCTTTAACGGCAATATTGAGATTGGTGGGTTATTGCTTTGCAAGACTCCTGAAGAGTTTGTTGAACAACGTGCAAAATACTACGATGACTTGACAAGACAACAGACGGAGGCTGTGGACAACAACCTTATGCGCCAAAGCGACCCACGGATGCCGCTCTTTAAAGAGAGCAAATCTTCGGCAAGTTTTGGTAAAGGAACTTAAATTTAGGAGCATATAAAATGGCTTATCCTGTCGTTTCAGCCCCCTACGGGCTAAAACCGATTAACCTAATCGGTGGGCAAGTATTTGCGGGTTCTACTCGTGAATATGCAATCCCTTATGGATATGCGACTAACATTTTCTACGGTGACCTCGTTGGTCTGACCCGTGGTAATGTGCAGCGCTTATCTGTCTCTACTGGTACTCTTGGTACTGTTACAGGCGTTTTCTTGGGTTGTTCTTATACAAACCCAATCACCAAGCAAAAAACATTTGCTCAATACTGGCCCGCTTCAACAACGGCTGGTGATGCAGTTGCTATTGTTTGTGATGACCCTGATTCAGTGTTCAAGGCTGTTGTTTGTTCATCTGGAACTACTGTTGCTTCTGGTGCTCGTGCAATGATTGGTCAAAACTTGGCTATGATTAACAACACTGGCAACGTAAACACTGGTGATTCTGCTAACGCTTTGTTGGCTCCAAGTGATACACCAGCAACTACTGATGCACTCCCAGTGCGTGTTTTGGGCTTAGTGCCTGATACCGTTGTCACTTTGGGTACTGCTACCTATACCAGCATTTCTACCGCTACTGTTACCTGCTCTGCATTGCCTTTCGCACTGCCTGTTGGTACAGACGTTGGTTCACTTGCTTCTAACGGTCAGTACATTCCTTCGGGTTCGTTTGTTGATACAGCAGCCTCTGCTGGCGCAACATCGTTTATTTTGAACCAAGCCCCTATTACTGCTTTTGCTTCTAGTTCTACGCTTGTGTTCGCACAATACCCAGAGTTGCTGGTTAAGTTGAACTTCGGTCAACACCAGTATTACGCTGCCACTAGCATTGCTTAAGGAGTAATTTAAAATGGCTATTTCACGTGCACAACTACTAAAAGAACTCCTTCCCGGCTTAAATGCTTTGTTTGGTTTGGAGTACGCCCGTTATGGTGAGGAACATAAAGAGATTTATGAAACCGAAACCTCTGAGCGTTCTTTTGAAGAAGAAACAAAACTGTCTGGTTTTTCTGCTGCTCCTGTCAAAAACGAAGGCTCTGCCATCGCTTATGACAATGCACAGGAAGCATGGACTGCTCGCTACAACCACGAAACCATCGCTCTTGGCTTCTCCTTAACTGAAGAAGCAATTGAAGATAACTTGTATGACTCATTGTCTGCACGTTATACCAAGGGTCTGGCTCGTGCTATGGCTTATACCAAGCAAGTCAAGGCTGCTGCGGTTCTGAACAACGGCTTCTCTGCCCAGTACACTGGCGGTGATGGTCAATCATTGTTCTCTACTGCTCATCCTTTGGTTTCTGGCGGTACTAACGCTAACACTCCCACAACTCAGGCAGACTTGAACGAAACTTCGTTGGAAAACGCAGTTATCGCTATTGCTGCTTGGACTGATGAGCGTGGTTTGCTGATTGCTGCTAAACCTAAGAAGTTGGTTGTTCCTCCTGCTCTTCAGTTCGTGTCAACTCGTTTGCTCGAAACTGAATTGCGTGTTGGTACAAACAACAACGACATCAACGCTATCAAGAACAACGGTTCGATTCCAGATGGTTACACAATTAACCACTTCTTGACCGACACCAATGCTTGGTTCTTGACAACTGATGTGCCTAACGGCATGAAGCACTTTGTTCGTACCCCATTGTCTAACAGCATGGATGGCGACTTTGATACTGGTAACGTCCGTTACAAGTCTCGTGAGCGTTATTCATTTGGCTGGTCTGACCCATTGGGTATGTACGGTTCTTCTGGTTCGTACTAAAAATAAAGGGGGTTTAAACGCCCCCTTTTTTCTTTTTTGTTGTATATTTAAACATCTGGGTGATTGACTCTATCGCACTGCCCCAGCAGACGATGCAACGATTGATAGAGTTACTTTTGCATAAGGACATTTGTCATGGCACGTTCCACTTTTGAAGGTCCAGTACTTGCTGGCGATAACCGTTTTGGACCCCAACGTAATGTTGGTTACAGCGAGTTAGTTCAAGACGCTTACATTGACCTCTCTGTTACTACCCCCGGTACGGCTGGTTACTCTGGCACTTCGGGGCAGTATGCTTTTGCTAACGGCATTCCCAACGTACAGGGTCAACTTTTTACCCCATCTACCGCATACCCTGCTACCACTACAACTCCTCCAACGGATGTAAGTACACAGGTATATCGTGGCGTTATTATGTATTTGCCAACAGGCTGCTCAATTACAGACATCACTATTGACTATTTGAGCGCAATCACTGGAGAAGGTGGCGCTACATTGTCTGATGTAAGTATCTATGTATCCAATGCAACTACCGCTGCCGCTGGAACTCCTACTTACGCTTCTACGCAATTGGGAACTACCACTGTTGGTACTGCTGGTCGTAAAACAACTTCTTATACCGCAACCAACTTGATTAACATGCTGTCTACTTCAACAGACATTGTGCTTGGCAATGGTCAACCAAACCTATCTCAAGTAGTGTTTACGTTGTCAATTACTGGCACTACTGTGGCAGCGCCTACTGGCGGCAAATTTAACTTTGCTGTGCGCTATACACAGCCCGATAACAACATCGGTAACACAACAACTTACCCATACGGTAACTTCGATTAATTCTTAGCGGGGAGGCAACTCCCTGCTTTAACTTTTTAGGAGAATTAATATGATGCAGACTGATGTTTTATCCACCCACCTAAGTGCGGCTGGTTCTTATTACGCAGGACGTACAAGGTTGCGGGGAATGGTTGTTTCTCCAAAAGCAAGCACTGCCGCAACTTTTGAAATTAGAAATGGTAGTTCTACTGGCGCTATCTTATACACAATGGACATAGCAAGTCTTGGTACTCCAAATACTTTCTACGTTTTAATTCCCGGTGAAGGTATCTTGGCTTCTACGGGGCTATATCTAACGTTAAGTACTGGTTCTGTAACAGGAATTACGGTGTTTTATGGCTAAGACTCCTGCATGGACTCGCAAAGAAGGAAAAAACCCTAATGGCGGTTTAAACGCCAAGGGTCGAGCCTCTGCAAAAAAACAAGGGATGAACTTAAAGCCCCCTCAACCAGAGGGTGGCTCAAGGAGAGACTCTTTTTGCGCTCGCATGGAAGGCATGAAAAAGAAACTAACTGGCGAGAAGACCAAGAAAGACCCAAATTCTCGTATTAATAAATCCCTAAGAGCGTGGAAATGCTGAACATAATGGAACTTTGGACGGGCGGTTTAACCATATTTATGGCTGTAATCGGCTACATCATGCATGAGAAGTTTGCAGAGTTAGCCCGTATCAGCATCCTTTTAAATAAGACACGAGAGGAGGTAGCACGTGATAATGTTACTCAAGCAGAGATTGATAAAGTTATGGAGCACATTGACGCTCGCTTTAACAAACTTGAAAGCAAAATTGACCAACTTATCCAAAGGTAAGTGATGCCTTCAACTAGCAAAAAGCAGCATAACTTTATGGAAGCGATTGCCCATAACAAGGCTTTTGCTAAAAAGGTTGGCGTACCTCAATCGGTAGGTCAGGAATTTTCAAAAGCCGATAAAGGCAAAACTTTTAAAAAGGGTGGCGAAATGAAAGACGCAGACTTAGCACAAGACAAAAAAATGATTAAACGGGCGGTTGCTATGCATGACAAGCAAGCGCACAAAGGTGAGCACACTAATCTTTCCAAATTGAAAAAAGGTGGCAATGTGAAAAAAATGGCAGTAGGTGGTCAACCAGACCCAAAAATGGCGGCAATGATGGCTAAAAAACGTCAAGCAATGATGGGTGGTGCACCAGCAGCCCCAACAATGGGTCGTCCTATGGCTCCTGCTGGCGGTCCTGCTCCTACTATGCCAATGAAAAAAGGCGGCAAAGTTAAGAAGATGGCTGCTGGCGGTATGACTAGCATGGGCAAAGTTAAAACTTCTCATGGCAACATCAATGGCGTTGCAGAACGTGGCTTGACCAAAGGCAAAGTTATCAAGATGGCTGGCGGTGGTTCTGGTAAAAAATACTGCTAGGAGATAGACATGGCTGGAATCATTGACACACTAAAAGACGCTGGCGCTACGGCTGGCGATGAAATCATGCGTGGCGTTCGTAGGGTTGGTCAAGATTTGGGTATTGCCGAAGACCCCAACAAATACAAAAAAACTCCACAAGGCGAAGCAATTGCTAACAGCGATGTTGCTAAAGGCGCTAGAAACTATGTACGCATGTACAAAGAGGGCGTTGGCATGAAAGGCAAAAATGATGACTACGAGTACAAAAAGGGCGGAAAAGTTAGTTCTGCTTCTAAACGTGCCGATGGTATTGCTCAAAAAGGCAAGACCCGTGGAACTATTATTGCTTGTGGCGGTGGCTACATAAAGGCTAAAAAGTGAGAGCATCACGTGGCATGGGGGACATCAACCCTTCCAAAATGCCCAAGGGCAAGGTTATCCATCGTACGGACAACCCCAATGACGTTGAGTTGTTTAAACGTGGTGGGCAAGTCTGGGATAAAGAACGTCCAGAATCATTAGGTAAACCAAAGAAAATGTCTCCAGCAAAGAAAGCCAAAGCAAAAGCATCGGCTAAAAAGGCTGGAAGACCCTATCCAAACCTTATTGATAACATGAAAGCAAGTCAGTAATGGCTAACACTAGCGGAACATCATCTTTCAATCTCGATTTCAATGAAATTGCGGAAGAGGCGTATGAGCGTTGTGGTATTGAGATGCGTACTGGTTACCAGTTACGCACCGCTAGGCGTAGTCTTAACCTGATTACGATGGATTGGGCTAGTCGAGGCATCAATTTATGGACTGTAGAAGAGGGCGAGATACCGCTTGTAGTAGGTCAGGTAGCCTATCCCCTTCCCGTGGACACAATTGACCTCCTAGACCACGTTATACGTCAGAATCAGGGCACTACAAACCAGATTGACATCAGTATTACCCGTATTTCTGGGTCAACCTACCTCCAAATTCCTAATAAGTTGGCAAATGGTCGTCCAATTCAGTTGTATGTGAACCGTCAGTCTGGAATGACTAACCTAACCACCGCAGTTTTGGTGGGAAATGGGACAACAGCAGGTTTAAACGCTACTGATACCAACATTGAGGTGGATTCCACCGTTGATTTAGCGGCTTCTGGCTATATTCGCATTGGTGCAGAGACCATTTACTACACCAGCATTGCTGATAACCAGTTACAACTGTGTGCCCGTGGTCAAAACAACACTACAGCCACGATTCACACCGCTGGTGACGCAATTTATCAACAAAACTTGCCTACTGTGAGCGTTTGGCCCACCCCGAATGATGGTGGAAACTACACATTGGTGTACTGGCGCATGCGTAGGGTGCAAGATACTGGGTCTGGAACCCAAGTTGAAGATATTCCCTTTAGATTTTTGCCTTGCATGATTGCAGCCTTGGCGTATCAATTGGCGGTAAAGAACCCAGAGTCGCAAGACAGGGTACAAATGCTTAAACAAATGTATGACGAAGCGTGGTTGACCGCTTCGCAGGAGGATAGAGAGAAAGCCTCGTTGCGACTTGTTCCTCGTCAAATGTTCTGGAATTAAAACATGGCGAATGCTTACGCATCAGGTAAACATTCAATTGCGGAGTGTGATAGGTGCGGTCAGCGCTACATGCTCAAGGAGTTGAAGAAGGAAATCATCAAGACCCGCCTTTATAACTTAAAGGTGTGTCCTGAGTGTTGGGACCCCGACCAGCCACAGTTATCTCTGGGTATGTATCCAGTTTTTGACCCACAGGCAGTGTTGGAGCCTAGACCAGATGTGAGTTACCAGATGTCTGGTAATAGTGGATTGCAGGTTTCCACTAGCAACACAACGGCACAAGATGCCAATGGTTACCCAGAGGGTGGTAGTCGAGTATTTGAGTGGGGATGGAATCCTGTTGGCGGTTCACAAGGTTTTGACGCTAGTCTAACGCCCAACAGTTTGGTATTATCTTTTCAAATAGGTACTGTAACAATTTCAACCAGTTAGGAGCGGAAAATGGGATACAAAAAAGCAGCAGATGGCGTTGCCAGCAGAGGAAAAACTGATGTACAGATTTTTCCTAGCGATGGCAAAAAAGTCATTGATAACGGACCAAAATCCACCAAGAGCAGTTTAAACAAGAACTACAAATCTATGGGTCGTAACATGGCTCGTGCCGCAAATCAAAGGGGTCGATAATGGGATTCTCTAAAAAAGTTATGGGCAAAGAAGTTGGTGATGCCAAAGTCTATGCCGAGCCACACACAATGAGTGGCAAATCTATGTCTGCAAAAGTTCCAACTGAAACTGGCGCTGAGTTTATGAACAAAATGAACCCATCTGTTGCTGGAATTAGTAAGGGTAACTACCCAGAGACAAAGACATCTGGCATCAAAATGCGTGGTGCTGGTGCTGCAACCAAAGGCACTATGTGCCGTGGACCGATGGCATAAGGTTTAAACGATGAATTACGCAGAACTGGTAACGGCAATACAGGATTATTCGGAAAATACTTTTCCAACAACCGATGTTGACCGTTTTATTGAGCAAGCAGAACAGAAGATTTACAACTCTGTTCAGTTGCCCTCTTTGCGTAGAAATTCCGTGGGAAACTGTACGGTAAATAATCGTTACCTATCCGCTCCTGATGATTATTTGTCTACTTTTTCCTTGGCTGTTATAGAAAACTATGGCGAAGACAATGAAAACTACACGTATCTTTTAAACAAAGACGTTAACTTCATACGCCAAGCCTACCCAAATCCTACGGATACTGGGTTGCCAATGTATTACGCCCTTTTTGGACCCCAATACGGCAATCCTACGGAACTATCTTTCATTCTTGGACCCACTCCAGACGTGGCATACAAGGTGGAATTGCATTATTTTTACTATCCAGAGTCAATTGTTACCGCTGGTACAACGTGGCTTGGCGATAACTTTGATACCGCTTTGCTCAATATGTGTTTGATGGAAGCCATCACATACATGAAAGGCGAGCAAGACTTGGTTGTTCTCTACAAAAATCGTGCTGATGAGGCTATGTCTCTTCTTAAACAACTTGGCGATGCCAAGGAGAAGGGCGACTCTTATCGTGACGGCTTACCTAAATATCCTGTCACATGATTGTTCAAACCATTACCACCTCGTTTTTGGTCGATATGTTTGAGGGCTTACAAAGCCTGACAACAGACACCATAAAAATGGCTCTGTACACAGCGGATGCCAATTTAAACGCCAATACCACGGCTTATGCGTCTACTAACGAGGTGACCTCTGCAAACTACACCGCTGGTGGTGCTGTTTGTCAAAATGTTACCGTTAACCAAAGCAATGGAACGGTGTTTGTCAATTTTAATAATGTTAGTTGGACAAATGTTTCCTTTACTTGTAGGGGTGCTCTTATTTACAATGAGACACAAGGTGGGAAATCTATAGCAATACTGAATTTTGGTTCAGATAAAATTGCTGGTCCAAACTTTTTAGTTACCATGCCAGAAAACACGGCAACAACTGCGTTGATAAGAGTTTAAACGGGGGCAATATGCTAGTTACGACAACAAAAGGCGATATGGATGATTCTCTACTTGAAAAGAGAGAGGGAACATTTGAGGATGAAAACGAGTTAACAACTTGGGTTGAATACTGGTTAGAAGATGAGATGGTTCATCGCTCTGCCCATGTAACACTAAAACGTTCGCTACCAATTGGTGGTGAAGTAGGCACTTTCTAACAAGGAAACATCATGGCAAATACAGCATCACTCTGCACCTCCTTCTTGGGAGAAGTGCTAACGGCAACTCATAACTTTGGCGTAGCGCCTATTCGTGCGGCAACTACAGCAGACACCTTTAAGGCTGCTCTGTATTTAACCAGCGCTACAGTTGACGCTTCTACCACGGTTTATTCGTCTACTGGCGAAGTAACGGGAACTAACTATGTTGCTGGTGGCGTAACGGTAACCAACGCTACGGCTCCTTTGTCAACCAACAGTTCTGCTACTGCTGGTACGGCTTATTGGACTCCGTCTGCCACCATTAGTTATACCAACGTTACATTGACAACCTCTTTTAATGCAATGCTTATGTATAACTCAACTCAGTCTAACAAGGCTGTTGGTGTATATACATTCGGTAACCAAACAATTACCGCTGGCACTTTTGCGTTGACGATGCCTTCAAACACAACAACTACCGCTTTATTGCGTATTTCTACAACATAAGCGGGGGCGGCTAAAAGCCGTTTAAACCATGTTTGGTATCTCCGCTTTTGCTGAAACGCCATTTGCCTCGCTTTCTGGGGTAACGGTTGCTGTCGCCTTAACGGGTAATGTAGCATCAGGAGCGGTAGGTACAGTAGGTGTAAGCAGTTCCGTAGCCCTAACGGGTGTAACGGCATCTGGCGCAGTAGGAACAGTAACCCCAAGTAGTACGCAAACTACTTCTGGGGATTCGGCATCAGGTTTTGTTGGGTCAGTTACACCGTCTATTTCTGTAGCGCTGACGGGGGTAACAGCCTCTGGAGCGGTTGGTTCAGTAACTGCAACTCAGTCTGTTGATTTAACAGGTTTAAACGCATCTGGTTTTGTTGGTGCGGTTACCACTAATATTACGGTTGCTCTAACAGGCAACTTAGCATCTGGCTTTGTAGGAACGTTAACCCCAACAGCATCTCAGGCGTTAACAGGAAACTTAGCATCTGGTGCGGTAGGAACAGTAACGCCAAGCCTATCACCCGAAGAAACGGGGGATTCAGCCTTTGGATTTGTTGGCACAGTAGTGCCTACTATGTCGGTGGCGTTGACGGGTGTTGTGGCTTCTGGAGCCGTAGGAACGGTAACTCCGTCATTAGCGCCAGATGAAACGGGCGATAGTGCATCAGGATTTGTTGGTACTGTTACTCCTTCTAGTTCGGTAGAAATAACAGGCGTAACGGCTAATGGTAGTGTAGGAACAGTAGGACAGACTGTTTCCGTTACGTTGAGTGGTAATAGTGCTTCTGGGTTTGTCGGGACTTTATTGCCCGGCAAGGCAGCGGCTCTAACTGGTTTAAACGCCACTGGAAACGTTGGTTCTGTTGGATTTAGTATTTCACAGGCTTTAACTGGACGTTCTGCTCAAGGTTATCACGGGCAAGTCGGTTATTTCTATTGGCAAACTATTGATGACAGTCAGGTCGCAAACTGGCAAAATATAGATGACTCTCAAACTTCGGATTGGGAACAGGTGGATGACAGCCAAACTGCGGACTGGGAAGTCATTGACACGGTAGTGTAAGGAAAAAATATGGCGCTTGTAATTGCAGACAGAGTAAAGGAAACCACCACAACGACTGGTACGGGGACAGTGACTCTGCTTGGTGCTTCTGCTGGCTACCAATCTTTTGCTGCTGTAGGCAACGCAAACACCACCTATTACACAATTGCGGCTCAAACTGGCACAGAATGGGAAGTAGGAATAGGAACTTACACCTCATCAGGGACAACCCTAAGTCGTACAACTGTTCTTGCATCTAGCAATTCAGGTTCATTGGTTAACTTTTCTGCTGGGACAAAAGATGTATTTGTTACCTACCCCGCTGAGAAATCCGTAAATCAAGACGCTAGTGGCAACGTTACCAACGCAGGAAGCATTACTGGCACTAACATGATTGCCAGCAATGGTCTGCATGTCAACAGTCAAACAGTAAGTGCAAGTTACACCATAGCCACGGGATACTCAGCCATATCAGCAGGTCCAATTACTGTAGCAAGCGGTCAATCCGTTACGCTAGGTTCTGGCGCTCGTTGGGTTGTAGTTTAGTAAAAAGGGCTATAAAATGAAAAGATATAGGAGCATAACGTGACCACAGCATATACCTCATTATTGGGACTTGCACTGCCCGTTACAGGTGAACTGTCGGGTACATGGGGCGATGTTGTCAATACCTCCATCACAAATCTTTTAGACTCAGCGATTGCTGGTACTACAACGATTACATCCGATGCAGATGTCACTTTAAGCACCACTAATGGCGTTGCCAATACTTCTAGAGAAGCCATTTTGCTATGGACAGCAGGTGGAACGGTAACTAGAACCATTACAGCGCCAGCCCAGTCTAAGGTCTATATTGTCCTTAACAAAACCTCTAGCACCCAATCTATCAAACTGGTAGGAGTTGGACCAACAACGGGTGTAACCATCCTAGCCAATGAGTTGGCAGTATGCGCTTGGAACGGGTCTGACTTTGTAAAAGTTGCCAATCAATACGGCATCTCTAACGTCACCACCCTCAACGCTTCGTCAGATTCCACCTTCTCTTCTACTGGTGCTTTGACCATCAGCAAGGGTACAACAGCCCAACAACCCGGCTCTCCCGTAACGGGCATGTTGCGCTACAACAGCACAAGCAATGAGTTTGAGGGATATAGTGGGTCATCCCCAGCATGGAAGTCAGTGGGCGGGTCAGCAATCAGCAATGACACCTCAACGTCTTCCAACATCTATCCTTTGCTTGCAGCCGCTACCAGCGGGACAGCACAGAACGTTTACACGAGCAACGCTAAACTGCTATACAAGCCAAGCACTGGAGAGTTCAGTTCTACGGTTTTAAATGCAAGTAATGGTATTGTGGTCAACAGCGCAACGATTAGCACAAGTTACACAGTAGCATCTGGGTCTAACGCTATGTCTGCTGGACCTGTCACAGTCGCATCTGGTCAATCAGTAACAGTCGCCAGCGGTAGTCGCTGGGTTGTTGTTTAAGGAAAAATTATGGCAAGCATTGTTGTTAATGGCGATACATCTGGGTCAGTAACCCTATCTGCACCTGCGGTAGCGGG